ACTTAGATGCAACATATTGCTTGGACTTGTTGTACCTATACCTACTTTTCCAGACGAATCTATACGCATACGTTCTGTTCCAGTACCACTTCCTGTTGAAAATCTTAAGTTATCACCAGCTATTCTTAGCGTTTCATTGGTAGAGCTAGAATTTGCTCCTTGTACAGTTATTAAGGAATCAGCGTAATTTACTAAAAGTCTTCTTGCTCCTGAAGAAAGAACAGCTACATCTAACAATGCTAAAGGACTTGATGTACCTATACCTACGTTTCCAGTATTTTTTATACGCATACGTTCAGTATTATTTGTACTGAAAATTAAATTTGAGTTTGATATACCATTAACATGAACATTTCCACTGGCATCATGTCCAAGATCTAAACCTGTTCCACTATTTCTATCACCTGCAGTAATTCTGACGAAAGAACTTGTGGTATTTGCAGTATCAGGCCAAACGTGTAAAAGTTGTTGTGGGCTTGTATTTCCAATCGCCAATCTTCCAGACGAATCTATACGCATTTTTTCTGAACCGTCTATTTCAAAAGTCATAGTTGTGTCTAAATTTTCATTATCTCTATCTGCACTAAAAGTTAAATCACCACCTCCACCTCTAATCTCGGATTCTGGTGTGCCTGAGGCATCACTATCTGTAAGTCTTATGGTTGGAGTAGTCGCTTCTATGTCTAAAGTAACACTTGGACTTGTTGTACCTATACCTATTTTTCCAGACGAAGCTATAGTCATCTTGGTAGCAGAATTTGTAGCAAAATTAAATAAATTATTTGAATGATCGTAACTTATAAATCCCCTATATTCATCGTCACCTGATGTGCCATCAGAAAAATAAATATTACCTGCACTACTTGTTCCTGATCTTATTGTTAATCCAGTATTTCCAGACGTTGCTATTGTTAAATCATCTCCGTTTGCGTGACCCTCTGTAGTAGTTCCTACAAGTAACCTTCCAGAAGAATCTATACGCATACGTTCTGAACCACCAGTTGTAAGACCTAATACGTTTGAACCAGGTAGAAAAACTCCTGTATCAGTATCGTCTGAATTAGAAAAACTAGGTGTAGTTGCGCTTGATAATGCTGATCTTAATCTTGCTCCATTAGTTCCTTTACCTTCAAAGATATTTGCACTACTTTCAAACGAATTTGTGGTAAGAATTTTAATATTATTGCATTCCAAAGTACCTACAACATGAAGTAGGTTACTTGGACTTGTTGTACCTATACCTATATTGCCAGACGAATCTAAGGTAAATTTTGTCGATCCTCCTACTTGCAGTTTTAAATTACCTGTACCTGCATCATTAATAATTGAATCACTGCCATTATGAAATATTTCAAGATCTGATCCTGTTCCAAACAAAGCTTTTACATTATCGTTAAATACGTTATTTCCTGTAAATGTATTACCAGTAGTTAAGGCAACATTACTTGTAACTGTTACACCACTTTGCCATGCACTACCGTTATATACTTTAAGTTCGTTATCTGTTGTATTAAAAAATAGATCACCTACATCTAAATTACTTGTAGGGTTACTTGAACCACTACTATATCTATCAGCAAAAGCATTAACACCACTTAAGTTTGTTGCAACTGTATTTACATTAGTTATAGACCCTGCTACAGATGTGACATTAGAACTTATACCTGCAACTGTTGTGACGTTTGCTGCTATCCCTGCAACTGTAGTTACATTACTATCAATACCTGCAACTGTATTTACATTAGAAACATTACCAGCAACAGTAGTTACTTCTGTTGCTTTTGGTACAAGCCTATGAAATGTATAGGTATTAAGAGTAGAAGTAGTTTCTAATATCATTCCAAAGCCAGCAGTAAATGTAGTGCTTGCTGTAGCTCCTGTAACTGTTACAGTAGAGTTTCCTATAGTTCCGTTAGCGATAGTAAAAGTACCACTACCATTAGATGTATAAGCTGTACTAAGTGCTTGAATACTGATTAAAGTACCAGCACCATTATTTATATCTGGGTTTGTATTAGGAAAACTTAATTCATTTGTTATTGGAACAAAACCACCTACATCATCTACAAGATCTATTATTCTTGCATCTATAGCTGCTGTAGTAGCAACCTTATTATCAGCAGCAGTCCAAGTTTCACCTGATTGTATTTCTTCAGAACTTGCTAAATTATAAAACCTTGCATCCGCTTCAGCTTCTGTATAGTACCTAGCATCTAATACGTTAGCTCCTGTAGTAGCTGATGGGTTTAATTCAGTTTCGGTAAAGTATCTATTATCTAATTGTCCGTTATTAAGTTCAGTCTCAGTAAAATACCTACTGTCTAATGTTCCATTATTTAATTCCGTTTCAGTAAAATATCTAGCATCTAAAGCACCACTACTTAATTCAGTTTCAGTAAAATATCTGTTATCAAGTTGACCAGAATTAAGTTCACTTTCTGTAAAGTATCTATTATCAAGTTGACCAGAATTAAGTTCCGTTTCAGTAAAGTATCTGTTATCTAATTGACCTGCATCTAATTCTGTTTCTGTATAATATCTACCATCTAAAGTACCAGTAGCTATATCTTCTTCAATAATTGATCCATTTACGATATTGGCACTAGCTATAGTAATGTCTGTAGGTAAAGCACCTCCTCCTAATTTTGCAAGACTAACAGAATCATTTGATAATTTACTTCCATTTATATTTGCAACAGGATTTATATCACCATCGACAATAGTTCCAGGAGAAATCATTGTTGAAGTAACAGTACCAGTATCAGAACGAGTAACTACTGTACCTGTAATATTAGGAAAGGTAATAGTTCTGTCAGTAGTAGGGTTTTCTGCTGTTATTTTTGTTTCAAAATTGTCATCATTAGTACCTTCAAATTGTAAAGATCCAATTACTGTATTACTACCATCTCTTAAAAGAAGATCGTTATTAACAATATCTGTAAATTCTTGTAAGGCAAATAATATTTGATCATTTTGAGTATCTAAATCAGCTTCAGTAAGAACAGATCCATCTTCAAAATCTATTTTTTTAGAAGATATATCTGTATTTCTTGTAAATTTTATAGAAACACCATTACCAGGTTCGTTACCACTGGTGAATGTAATTTGTGAACCACTGGTAAAAGTATAATGAGTATTTAAGGTTTTAAATTCACCACCTACTAATACCTTAATATCTGTTTCAGCAAAAAATGAGAAGGAGATACTAAAAGGACCAGCAGTACCATTACCAGTATGACTTGTAAAAGATGTAGCAGTGTTAGTAGGCATAGTTAATTAAAAGCTCCAGATTCAGTTTTTTCTTGGGCTTCTTTTCCTTTCTTATAATACTCCAATATTCGTGTTTGTTTTTTTAACCTTGCTTTGTTTTTTACTTCTGATTCATCTGATAAATTTTCAATAAAATCATCAGTTGCTTCTCTTATATATAATCTATTTAAAGACATAATACCTTTTATTCCTCTACTACTATCTCCAAACCAAATCATATCAACTGCCATAGGAACATCTAAGGGGCTATCTGCTTCTTCTATAATTGCCATATTCTCTTTGTAGTGTGGTGTTTTCATGTATTGTCTAAGAGCTTGATCTAATGTCAATCCATCAATTTGAAATTCATTAACTTGTTTTTGTAAATCATCATAGAGTGGGCCTGTAAGTTCAATAGGATCTGATTGTGTACTTATATCTCTATCAGAATGAGTGACCTTATCGCTTGGTGGAGGTAAAGTTCTTCCTAGTTTTTTTTGCAAAGTAAGGGCAGGATGGTTAATTGTTTCACTTGATTCAACCCAATTAAACAAATCAAATCCTCTTCTGTGAGGACGTTTTATAAAATTATTAGTTATGTGTTCTCTTTGAGGGGGTAGATGATCACCGTAAAAAGGGATTACTCTTTCTGCTTCATTAAACATCCTTGCAAGCCCAAGAAATTCTTTATCACCTGGCCTTACTGTTTTATCTCTTTTAACAACATATTTTTCAATTTCAGAATCTGGCACTCCTTTCATCTGTAATAAATCTTTTGGTATTTGCTTGAGATTAGCTAAAAGACCACTACCAGGAATGTTACTAGCTCCCTGACGAGCAAACCATTTCTCTGCTTTACCAGGATTTAACCAAAGATTTGCAGCATCTCCTAAACCTTGAGTAAAGGTTCTATCAGTAAAGTTACGACCAAAAGCTACAAGAAAAGCTGACATCATATCGGTATATTCACCATCTGTTAAATATTCTTGTACTTGGTGCATATCAACTAACCAACCGATAAAACTAGATAAAGGATCTAATCTTTTATATGAGTGGTAAACATATACATATTGACCATCTTCACCTATTTTAGGTTCTCCATTTTTATCAAATTGTAAGAATCCTGCTGAATAAGGTCTCCAACCTGTAGTCCAATCCCTCCACCACTGTTCTCTTCCTTCTGCTGTAGTTGTATTTACCCCACCACCAGATAATACAACTCTAGGTGGATTACCTCTTTTTGTTCTTTCTTTAACTACATCTTGGGTTTCAACTTTTACAAAATTTTGTCCATGAATAAGACCAATAAAACCACCTGTAGCAAGAATACTCATGGTTAATTGACCCATAGTTTCTGCTTGTACTAAAGCATCATCACTTTGCAAGTCATTTCTAAATTCTCTCATCAATAAATTAATACCAGGAGTATCTCTAAATCCTTCTTTAATAATATTTACTGGAGATCGAGTAAACATTTGAAATCTTCTAACAATAGGAATTTTTGCTAGTTCTTGAAAACCTTTACCTAAAGGTCCAACGACATCACCATCAGTTCTTATATCTTGTGTAAAAGTATTTCTTTTACCTAGTTCTAAAGCTGACTTTAAAATTCTTGCTTCTACATCTTCAGTAATATTTTTACCTGTTTTTTTTATAATTGAATCCCAGACAATATTAGATTTTTCAACTGTAAATTTTGATAGTTCTTCTCCTGTTAAACCTAATTTCATTCCTTCTAAAAAGGCACTACTAACAGTACCTCCTCTAATATTCCCTGCTTGAAATAAAGCATCCGTTGAGGTCATAGCTCTGCCAGCACCTCTAGCAAAAGTGCCAATTGGATTCCAAAGTTGTCCTAACCATTTATGTGGACCTGTTAAATCTGTTGTATCAACATAAGTTGCAAACTGTTCTGGATAATCAATTTTTCTTGAACCAGGATTTAATATATTTTCTTGTTTCTGCCATGATTCGCCCATCGCTTTCAAAGCATAATTTAAGTCACTATGCATATAGATAAAGTGTAATAATGCAGCTTTATATCTTTCTGGCTGCATTACATTTCTTGGATCTAATGCAAGTTTTAATGGTGTTTTATAAGCCATTATTGTGTTAGACAAAATATTTATTTCGTGAATAGTAGGTGCATACAACACACCATTTATAAGAATTTCATTAAGAGGTCTTAAGTAAGTATTAGGACTAAGTAATCTATCTAATAATCCATACTCAAATAGTTTTTTAATCTTTTGCGGATTTCCTTTAGCACGATCAATCGTATATAAAAACTTATTAAACTTAGTAAAGTCACCAGTTTGTTTTGCTTCTGCAAGAGTGTCTTTAATGTTTTTTTGTAGATCTTTTATTTTGACACTTTGATAGTTAGCTGCAATATCAGCATCACCTCTTGTTCTTTCTTGTAATTTTTTTCTTTCTGGTATAGATAATTTTAAATATTCTTCTTTTGATATAGAAAAGTTTTCTAAGTTATAAGCTAAAGAACCCAACCCTCTACCTGATTCACTTCTTAGCGGGATACCAAGTCTTAACCATTCATCGTAATCATCAAAATGTTTTATTAACAGTTCTGCTCCTTCCTCTATCTGCTGCATACTATCTAAAGGAATATCAAGATTTGTAAGATCTAATAGTGATTTAGTTTGATTAGATATAGATCCGCTTGTTAGTTTTACATAAGCACTAAGAGCTACATTAAGACTGTCTGAAGGAAGGATTTTATATATTTGCTGCATTAGCTTTGCTAACTCTTTTAACTCATCTTCGTTAGCCATTAAGTCAACAGCTTCATCAGTTGTATCACTCATTGTTTTAACACGATAGAAGCCACTAGCATCTTCTTCGAGTTTCATACCTCTAAGAACTTTCTCTAAAAAACGTGCTTGTCTAGGGGTGCTTGCTAGTTGATTAAGATTAACTTGACTAGGAAGTATGTTTTCATCACCTAAATCTTGTGTTTTTTTACCTTTACCTTTTGGAACTTCTACTACTTTGTCTACATTTGTTTGATCTAAAGCAAAACGTCTGTATTTTTTTACATTTTTTCTTTTAACAAAATCACTAAAGATTTTTCTAGAATTAGGACCACCTAATCTTGCTCTTAAGTTATCAAAAAGATCTTGTAAAAATATTGATACCTCTTGTGAAATTCTTTTGAAAGTTCCAGTAGGTGCAAAATCTAAACGACCACCTTTTTCTAAAGCATTAAAAAATTCATCAGCTAAGTTTTCTGCAAAAAACTCATCAATATTTTTAAATCTATAGTTTTCATTAGTAAATTTACCCCGTTCAAAATAAGTATTAGCTTTTCTTAAAAAGTTTTTATCAGTAATATTTGGTTTTCTAGCAAAGGGATCATCAGATCTTTGATAAATAAGATCAGCTAACTTTTCTTTCGATGTTGTTTTTAAGAATTTCGCTCTTTCTTTATCAAATTGTTTTAAATATTTAGTTTGAGCAGTAGCAAATTCTTTCTTATATCTTACTAAATCATCTTTAGGTAGGTAGCGAGAAAGACTGTGCCACAGTTCATGTACTGCAACATGATCAAGGCCACCACCAGTACCTTGTTCAAAGCCTTCTACAACTTTTCTACGGATTGTTATAAGACTACTTGCAAAGTCAAATTGACCAGCAGCACCTATTTTATTAGATAGTGATAAAGAAACATCACTAAACATATCATCACCGATAATATCTATAAATTCTTGAATACTTTTAACTTCTTCTGGATTAGCCCTTTTAAAATTTGTTTCTAATTGAAGTCGTTTTTTTAATTCATCAGCACCTTGACTACCTCTCAAACCACGACCTGCTTCAAGGTTAGTTTTAAATGGTTTTACTCTTCTTCTTAAACCAAGAGTATCGCTAATTCTATCTTGTGTTTCTTCATCATATTTTTTAAAAATATTATCAACTGTTTGTGTCTCTGTGATATCAACTTTTTCAGTAGTATCAGTTTGTTGAATTTTTGTAGCATCGATATCATCAATCGTATCTCCTTGAATATCATCAATACCAAAACGATCTGCTTTGGCTTTCATCATGTCTATTTCTGTTGAGATTTCTTCTATCTGTTTTCTTTCTTGTGGTGTAACTATTTTGTTTATTTCATCAGGTGTTTTACCAACAAATCTATCAACATTTAATTTGCTAAATAAATCTTGTATCTTGTCAGTTGAAGCTTTAAATCCAATACCTAAACCAGAACCAAGCAAAATACTATTTCTTCCTTCTTCATACGTTGGTAGTCTTTGTTCATTTATACCTTTTTGAATTATTTGATCACCTAATCCCATTGCTCCACCATAGAGTCCTGATTTTCCTAGTCCACCAAGACCTTTGGCTTCTACTCCGAAAGGAGGTATTTGTAAGAATCCTGATGAAATAACTTCTCCAATATCTATATTTTTTTCACCCCTAGCTTTTTGTGCTGCAATATTTAAACTTGCACCTACTCCAAATTGAATACCACCATAAGCAACCCAACCAAAAGGACCAGCACCTAGTAATGGAGCAGTAGCTACATCTGAAATTAATCCTCCACCTATTTCTATTCCAAGACCAGCAGCTTGTTTACCTAAACTTATATCTGATTGTTGATACTGTTTCGTTAGGTCATCAGTAGTTTTAGACCCAATACCGAAAGCACCTTCTGGTACAGTGTTTTCTTTGTTTTCTTCTTGAGGAATTAAGTTAGAATCAGTCATTGTTAATTAGTTTTGGGTAAAAAATCTTTGTACGTTCCGTCCGTATAAGTAGACCAATCATCAAATCTTTCTTTTGGTTTTCTTCTACTGTAAAGTATAAAGGCAGCCTTGGCATTGGTTAGTGGATTGTATAGTTCTTGTGGGCTTTTAATATTAAATAGTGGGAAGCGTTCTGCTTGGAACTCCTTAATTACATTTATTTGCCAAAGACCTAAACTAAATTCATTTTCTTTATTTGGATCTGTACCAGAAGCAACAGTATCTATTTGAGCATCACCTTTAGATTCTGCTAAAGCTATAGCTGCCATTATTCTTGCGTCTTCAGGGGGGAAACCTACTTCCATTGCAAGTCTGTAAAGAGAATCATAGCTAAAAGGTTTAGTAACATCTATCTCTTCAAGAACACTTCTATTCTTTAAATCTTCTTTTGGTACTACAGCATCACCAACTGTATTCACTAATCTGGTAATAGTTGGCATTATAAGTTCTTCACCAATATCTATGTTGTCTGTAACTTTGTTGTTCAGTTCTTTTATTTTTTCTACTGATGTATTGTAAAGCTGTGATAATCCAAATAACGTATCTCCTTTTCTTACTTGGACCTTAATTGGTTCATCATCAGTATCTTCATTCATCATACCTCCACCAGGACCATCACCTCTTCTTCCTCCCCCAAAGAATTTCTTAAAGAAGTTTCCTCCTGTTAATCCAAAATTGCCTGATTCTACTTCTTTATCTAATTGAATTTTTCCCTCTGGTGTAATAGTAAATTTATTTGTATTTAGTAAATTTAATGCTTGTTCTGCTGTTAATTTCTTTTCTTCAGCAAACCGTATGATCTGATCCATTGATGGATTATTAGAAGCTCCTTGACTACCCTTATTTTGATTTTTGGTAGTGCCTTGAATATCTTTAAATGCGGCATCTTCTAAATCTCTTAGCTTTATAAAGTAATCTTCCTGAGATCTTTTTAGAAACTGACCAGGATTATCAGGGTCAGGAGTACGATACAAATAATCTATTAAATCTCTATTAATACTTTTTGAATATTTCTGGTACTTATCAGCTTTGTCAGGTTTTTTTTCAATATCAAAAGTAAAGTAACCATCTAGTGTTTGTTGTCCACCTGCTGCAACAGCTAGTCTTTTTAATACTTCTCTAACATCTGTCCGATAATTTTTATAAGGATCAAATCCAGAAGTTTTATCAAAAATTAAACCTCGCAACATTTCTAAATTTTGTTCGTCTTCTTTTGTAATAGTTGTACCTAATGAATTTCTTATATTTATAAATTTAGTAGCAGCAGCATCCATAGTAATTTGTCGATTTATTATTTGATCCATTAAATCGTTTACAACTTTACTTCTGTCTTCTTCATAAATTTCAATTTTCTGTAAAATGTCTGGTTTTCTATGAGGGTATTTTTTAATTAAATCGTTAAGCTTTGGTATGTTTTCTATCGAACTTGGTCCATATTCCAAAGCAAAATCTAAAATTTCGTTATCTTCCTTTGCTTTTTCTATATCAACACCTCTTTTTTTATCTTGTTCATATGTTTGGTATATACTTTTTTTTAAATTAAACATATCTGTTCCATATTTTGGGTTTTTGTTTAATGTTGATTGATTAAAAGTTCCATCTTTTTGTTGAAGCATTGGACCTATCTTTATTCCACCACCCATTTCTATCACTTCAAAAGCATCATCTAAGGCACTTTCAAAATCATTAGGCTCTGCTTCTAAAGCACTTTCATAAACACTTAGAGAAATACTTTTTAAAGAAGTAATAATACTGTCATTAAATTTAGTTTTTTTATCAGCAGGGATTCCAAGAGTAACTTGGCTTTCTACTTGTTTTTGAATAATATTAAGTGCTTCTTCTTTATTTCCTTTTAACCATAATGGTAAAGCGTTCCATATTGCATCATTAGTTTGTGATTTAGCTCTATTAAATTTAAACTCATTATTTGCTTTTAAATGTTCTTGAACTATGGCTTCGGTAGCTTTTTGCTGATATGGATAAAAGTAATTTGCTAAATGCTTATTATTTAACCCTTGAGTTTTTGATGCTGTTAAAGATGATATTTCACCTAAAAACTCTTGCATTTGAGGTGAGTCTATCGAAAAGTGAGATATGGGTTTTGTAATAGTTTTGCCTTCACGATTTGTAAATTCAAAAACTTTATTATTATAAATATTTTCAAAATCAGAACTAAGAGTTAGGCCAATATGTTCTGCTTGTCTTTTTTCAAATTCATCCTGTGTAAAAATACTTCCACCAATTAATTGATTAGTAGCATCATCACCAAATTTATTTCGATGTTCTTTTGTTATTTGATTAAAACCCTTCTTAGCAATTTCCATTGTCATATCAGCACGTTGGTCGTTAATATTTTCTTCTATCTTGGTTTCAATAAACTTCTGAAGATTAGGATTTACAGCAGCAAGTGTTTCAGCTAAGGACTCAATACCAGTTTTAGGTTGCACTCTTGGTGGTTCTACAAAAGTATCTACAGGTCTTGCAGACCCTTGAAAAGCTGTACTTTGAAAACTAGATGTCATTAATTTGTTGGTAGAAGAGAAGCGTATGAGTTAAGACCTGATGTTGCCACATTCAGCAGTACAGATCCTAATGATGGTATCTGGTTATAAGCTTGATTAACACTACTCTGTAGCTGATTACGTCTGTTATCTCTCAATGCCACTTGACCTTCTACATTTCTTGTATATTGTCTGCTTGCTGATTCCACTGCCTGGTTAATAGCTTCTCTTGCATTAGCTGTCTGCCTTTCCTGATCCTGTAATAATAGATTTACTGTAAGACCTGCTCTTTCACTTGCTCTTATAGCTCCTCTTGCCTGTAATCCTTGTATTGTTTTAGCCAGTTTTGCTTGTGCTGATGACTTTCTAGTTTCCTTTAATTGATCTGCTGTAGCTTCCTGTTGAGCAGCAAAGGCTTGTTCTGCTGATCTGTTTGCTATCAGTGCTGATTGATATGTTTGCCTAGCTGCTGCCTGTGCTGCTGATCTACCTGCTAAACCAGTAGCAGCATTAAGTCCTAGAGATGCATAAAACAAAGGAGCAGCTTTACCTAAACCTAATGCTAATGGTCCTGAAACAACACACATTTAGGCGATCCTCAGAAATTCGTAGAATGGTTTATTCTGCATACCATACTTTTCATGATATTGAATAAAGGTAAATCCAAGAGACTTTAACCACTTGATAGCAGAAGTATTCTCTGCATATACAAAATTATATAAGACTTTGTAAGATTTCAACAGGTTATCTACCCATTCTCGACCTTTTCTTATTAGTTGTATTCGATATTTCTTATTATCAAACAACGCATCAGTTGCAACCATCCATATAACACCACCACTGACAACACCACAAAGACCTATAGGATCATTATTATCATCAGCTATTGTCATATTTACTTTGCTACATAGATATGTAAATTGCAAAGCTTGTAAAGGCTCTTGTCCTGTTTGATAAAAAGCTTCAAGTTTATCAACTTCTCTAAGATTTTTAGCTACATATTGAAGATCTTTAAATGTAGCTTTTCTTAAATATCCCATCAGACTCTTCTACTTCTCATGTGAAACATTGCTTCATATTCAGCACTGGATAATTGTGTTGGCAAATAAGTGTCATTTTTTACATCTATATTAACTCTATCTGCTCTACTCATTATTGGCACTCTAAATGTACCTGTTTCTAAATTTATTTGACCTACGGTTGCAGAGGCTGCACCTAGAAAACGACCTGTAAATTTATGGGTAGATGTATCTCTATTTTCTGGTGTGACTTCTACCTGAAAGAAACCAGTATCTTCAAACTTGATATAAAAATGATGTAGTTGTAAACGACCACTAATTAATTCACTTGAATTATTTGTACGACTCTCAGTAAGTCTTTGTGAACTAAATCTATAGTGCATTAAATATTGTTCTCCAATTATAAATTTACTATTTCTAAAATCACCACTTGCTGTAATTGTTGAATTAGAACCATTAGTTAAGTTAGTTGTTTGTAAAACTTGACCTGGTTTTAAAGGTACTGTGTTGCCTTTAAAATCAACAAATGTACTTGTTTCTCCACTAGCCAGATAACGACCTACCACTGCCATCTTTCCATTTAATCTATAAGGAACAGTAAATGTTGATATATCAGTGGTGGAGTTATAAGAAACAGAAACACCACTAGTAGCTTCTGTAACCTTATGATCTAAGTGATATTCAAAATCTGCATTAGTTTCTTTAAAGTTTGCTTCAAATGGCATTTTTTCCAAACTTGTACCATTAGCTTCTTCTATAACCATAAATAAATCAGTACCAATAAAATCTATATTTTTAATTGATTTGGCAGAATTAAGAGTAAAGGTAGACCAACTATTTAATATTTTTTGAAAATTATCACCATACAACCATCTGTTGATATATAACTTGTTAGGTTCATCTGTTCCAACTAAAACTAATACATCTTCATTTGTAGATACGGCTAGTTTAAAAATATTACTAGGTATTAATTTTGGCACATGAATAGTAATATTGCTTGCATCTTTTATAGATACATTTTCTTGTGATATATATTCTCTTACACCAGCAAAAGATCCTTTACTTGTTAAATAATAAATAGAACTACCACTACCTACTGGCTGTGCAGAATCACTAGATTCAAATTCTGTAATTACAACTACGTTAGCTGTTTTAGGTGTTAGAGAATCAGATGATGATGTTAATACAAATTGCGTCTGATCTGAGAACAAGATTAACTGTTCTCCCATAGTGACTGCGTGTTTAAGAATAGCAACTTTTGTATGAGAAGCAGCAACATCAATAGGATCACTATCTATAACAGATAAAACAGTTTCAGGAAAGAAGTTAAAGAACTCTGAAACCCTTGACAATACTGCATTATCATCAGTTAAGAAACCTAATCTGTTTCTAAAAAAGAAGACATTATTAATTGTATTACCGACAAAAGAAGGGTTAGGTGCTGAATCTAAATCACCAACAGTTCTTTCTCCCCACTTGGGTAAGGTAAAAGCACGAGCTACAGTACAATTACCATTTGTTGAAGCAGAGTTACCGCCAGTATAAGTAAATGAATTAGTAGATACAGTTGCAATATTATAAAAACCATCCAGACTTGCACCTGAAGTTATATCTACAAAAACTCTTTCTCCAACAACAAAACCATGATTATTTAAATTTACAGTAACTGTTGTACTTGATTGAGTATATGTAGCGTTAGTTGCTGTCGGGGTGTAATTATCTCCATCTACTCTTGCAAATCTAAAATTATTATCCGACTGCCTTACCAGTACATGGGGCATAGTGTCGTAATCAAATTTAAAATTAATACCAGGCATGACACTTTCTTCCCACTGCCCTTCTTCAAACGTGCCACCATTATTAGTGACAAACTTTACAAAGTAATTATCAAAATTAGTAGATTCATCTCCTTTTATCTCAACAACATAACCATTAGGTGAAACTGTTGGCAGGTCTGTAAATCTCTGTATTGAATCTTTTACTAATGTGATTTGTGTATTACCTTGGCTATCAGTAACATCAATAGAAAAGTTTGTACCTGTATTTTTTCTTATCCATAAAACAGGACCATTTTGACTAATGGTAAAACCAGTCAGACCAGAATCTAATCCAGATTTAAGATCAGTCGCTACCTGTGTAGTACTAAGTGTAGAATCTGAAGAAGTGTCATCAGTAACAGTCACACCATCTATAGTGATTGAATATGTAGTCTTATCTGAAACTTGATTTATAAATACAACTGCTTGATGTTCTAGTTGAACAACACTACCACCAAGAAAATCTGTATTGTAAGAACTTAAGGTATTATTCATTCTTACTGTCTTTGTCGTATTAACAACAAAGGTAAAATCAGCAATGGTTACAGTCTTTATTTCATCTCTAGGATTAGTCGTTGTTAAATAATCAACACCATCTGGTTTATGTACTGTTCTTTCTGTTCCATCCAAGTCATATACTTTGACATTACCATTACTAAATATTGCCACATACCTTTCATTTATATCTCTATTTATAGTTTGTATATGAACATTACCAACAGTAGAAGAACTTAGATTAGTTATAAACTGTGTACCAGAGCGCTTGACAAGACCCTGTACTGGACTGCTATTAGCATTATCCTGTATGTCTGCATGATCGGATTGTTTGGTTGAATCAGCAGCTTGTGATATTCCTCTTAACAATGTAGGTATTGCTCTTGATATAACACCCATAATTATCTAATTAGTGCGTTTGCTGGTGAGTAGGTATCGAAGACACTGGTTAATGATGGATCTCCTCTTAAAAGATTATGATCACCATTAGCTAAGTCTGTTTCCATCAGTATAGCTCTAGCTCTTACTTCGTCCTGTTGCGTATATGTTCTTAGTCCATCATCACTGACTAATCTATCAACAAAGATGCGAGCAGCTTTTATATTAATATATCTTCTTGCAGGTTCTGGTATCTCATTAAAGGTTCTGAAATAAACCACAGTACAGATCAGATCTTCATCAAATTCAAACTTATTATTTAACCTGTCATATAATCTAAAACCACGTTGTATTGCATCAATTGTAGGGTGCTGATGAATATTAGGATCTATTCTTAAAACATCAGAAGAAAAAGTAATTTGTTTAGAGTTATTTCTTGTAAAAGTAACATCTATTTCTGTATTAAAAGACCAACCTTCTGATTGAACTTCTTTATTAACTTCTGTAAGAGTTGATTGTGCTAGTCGTACATCAACAGGAACTGTACCTGTAAGACTATTAACAGGTGCTTCTCCTATAGCTGCCAACATAATGTTGATAGCTGCTAGTTCAGTGGTTGTAGCTGAAGGCATAATTAGTATTTAATTTTAAGTGAGTCTCTTCCTTTCATTTTTTTCTTTTTCTTCTTCATCTTTCCATAAGCCATAATAATCTCCAAATAGTAATAAAAAGAGTACCCATTTCACTGAGTACCCTTTATGTAAATTAAGAAGCAGATAATTTGATTGTAGCTGCACACTCAGGTCTTAGGATTCCATGACCTAAGGCATACTTAGCAACCATCAATGTACCTTGATACATGATTCCGTAGTCCTGACCACTAATCTCAGTTGTC